TTAATACTGACTTATACGGCAAACTCAACTTACCTTTACCACTATTAGTAATTTTGGTACTAGCATCACCAAAGTACGGATACTTTAGTGTTTCCATAAGATGATCAAATTCGTGCTGCAACCAAATGGCGCTTTGATATCCTTGTCTATATTTATTGTACCAATCTTGTGGTGTTAATCTAGGCATTATTTAGTACCCTCATTACAAGCCCAAGCAAGAGCCTTAAAAGCATCAACGGCTTTATTTCTTAGTTCTGGAGACAGTAAAAGATGATCGTCTCCTATGGCGGCAACAATCACGTCTTTTGTTTCTTTAGCTAAATTTGAGTATTTACCTTTTATATCCAATTCTAGCATAACTCCGGCAATGCTATTAGCCTGTCTAATTTCATCAGTATTTTTTACAACTTGATTGTCACCATCAAGCTCTATTAGTTTTGCTAAATCCAAATATAAATCTCTGAGCCTACAACTGTCATCCTTAGATGAATAACCAAACGACTTTAATAGAGATGCTACTTCTTGAGCTTCTTTTTTGATATTATCATCTAGTGGTGATTCTATATTAACCGAATCTTTTTTACCACAATGATTAGACGGTATCCATAGAGATAGGTCTGGTTTAATTAAACCTATAAGTAATAATAAACCGCCTAATACTAGTATAATATTTTTAAGTTTCATAGTTTGGTATTTTCCTTACATGAATTTGGACTTAAGTATGGAAACATCTGATCAGCAACTTTAATTGCTTCATCACACCCTAATTCAACAGCCAAATCTCGTGTTTGTTTCCAACTAACCACCAACTTAAAAAATGTATCCTCTTTATGTATAGATACTGGTGTTGCTAAGGGTTTAATCTCCGGTACAATATTTAAAGTCTTAGCGGTTCCTGTAGCACTTCTAAGTTTAAGCATAAGATCGTTTAATATTAACTTAACAGGACTTAGCCTATTTTTAAATAAAACAAATAATACTAAAGCAGCACCAGCGTACAATGCTAGGTCTGTTGGTCCAAGTTTACTAGCAAATTGATCGAAAGTTTCCGTATAATTGTTCATAGTCCAGCCTCTCTTTTAATAAAAACTCCGGTATTTCTAAAAATTGTAACAGTAGCGTCTATACTGGCGCTTACCATAATCATCAATATGTTTTTGACATACTTATGTATTATAGGTTCAATAAAATTCGGAACAAAGGGAATATCAACTACTATGAAAAACTTGTCATAAAACTCATTTAATAGTTTTATTGCCAGTTCTTTTTTTTCTGGACTACTTAAATCATTACCAATAGCTTCTATTATTTGTACAACAGTTGCTGTGGCTAGTTGTAATAATTTCCATGCTTCGTCTAACGCAAATTTTTTAACATCACCTACTTTTTCTTTGGTTCTTAGTATTAGTTTTTCTACTTCGTTTGTTATTAGTTCTCGGCTTGACATCTTTTTTAACCTCTTCTTTTATTGGTTGTTCTATTTTATTATTGCTCCACCAAATTTTTTTAATGTCATTACGTCCTTTTATATATCTAAAAAGTACTGCTAATTGACCAATAATTAAAATTAATGCTTCTAAACCTCGACTAGTTTCAGCTATCAAATCTTCTTTTTGTGTGTTACTTTCTAAGATACCTAATAAATACAGTCCACTAAACAGAAAACTAACTAGAGTAAACCAAAACTCACTTGTGCGATATCCTGGTTTGATGGACATGAATTTATTGTCTTTCTATTCTAGATTCTAAAGCTTCTAATGTTTTACCTAATGTAGCAATTTGTATTTTAAGATCATTCATAACATCGCTATTACGTTGCAATGCCAAAGAAAAAGCAGCTTGACTTTCTTTATTAATATTTAATCTTTCCATAATAAACTGTCTATCGTGTAAATATGGACTCTGTGTTTCTATCATGGCTTCCACTTCTGCTTTAGTAGCCATATTGCGACCTATAGTAAACCAAAAACCCAGCATAGTGACAATAATACCAATACTTGTTGTTGCTATATTTTCCCAAAAATGAATAATGGTATCTGTCATATCACCACCGTTATGTATAAAACAAAAAGCCATAAGTATATACACCTTATGGCTTTATGTTAAATAAATAAATTTAAAAATATATCAATAGTTGGTCTTAGCTTTATAGTTGTCATTATATGGGGTTACTGAGCCTCTCATATATGTTAATTCACCAGGAACGCTCTGTGTTGGATTAGCAGCATCATCAGAAGCTAGCGAGTCTGCTGCAACAACAGGGAAACCAGCATCAAACTTATTAGTAACTCTATTGTATTTATTAGCTCTTATAGCAGTAGTAAAACGACGGGTACGTAAAGTTTCTAGCTTATTGATACTACGAATAGTATCTCTATCATTGCCCGGTGTTAGTATTGCTGTATTGTCTACACCGGCAATTTCATTTGTAATTAGACTAGAAATTGGCTTAACATGATTGTGTGCAAAAGTGCCACCACTAACAGCTTTACCAGCATAATCTTTTACTGTAACAGAATCTTCAATTACTGTTGAAGCAAATGTATTAACTACTGGTCTTGATGTTTTTACAGATTCTGAAACGTTTGAGGAAACTGTACCATTAGCCTTCATTGTGCCATTAGAATTTTTAGCTTCTTGGAAAGAGCCATATGGATTTGATGTTAAGGCTGAACCATTAACTTGTACTGTGGCCATTATTTTACTCCATAATTGGATGGTGATGATATAGTATCAATATTTAATTATACACCAGTACGCTTGGTTATGGTAGAATTAAAATTAACAAAATTTTGTAGACTATGTTTGGAAGTTGTTCTAAATCCAAATAGGCCAGATTTAATCATAGTTTCAAAATGTTTATCATGCCACATATTACCAGTACATAGTACATTAAGATCTTTGGAGTTTTGATGCAAAAATATGGAGGCTAGGATATTATCGGCTAAATTATCTATAAAATAGCCACTAGAAGGATATACAAACTTTATATTATTATCATCAAAAATTTCACAAATTTTCTTTAGGCAATAGTGATCAAACACCCTATATTCTAGTATATATCTTGGTTCCATGTTAGACGATAAACAATAGTCAATACAGATTTTAATATCCTCTCTGATTTTATCATACTTCCTATTAGCTGCTAAATTTTGTGGCATTGAAATATCTACAGTATTAAATCCCACTTCATTAGCCTGTTTAATAGCGCATAATCTTGTTTTAGAATCACTAATACCTAGTGGGTAATCGATAAAACAGGATAGTCTTATCTTTTCTGCCAGAATCTGCTTAAATGACTTATATAGGTAATAAGGTATAGATACGCTACTAATAGGATACGCTTTGATTTCTTGTAATAGACTTTTAGCTTGTGATTCTGTTATTTCTGTATCAATAATAGCAAAATCAATATACATCTTATTTCTTTTTAATTAAATTTTTGATATAGTCTATGTTAGGATATTTTTTACTACCAAGAATACCATCGGCAAAACCGTATTCTACAGCCTCGTCTGCTGTTAGAATCCAGTCTCGTTTTGTTGCTAATTGAGTGACAATATGTTTTCTGGCAATCATTCTTTTCCAATTTTTATTTTTACTAATACTACTATTAATACACCTGTCCGTAAATATATCTATCATCTTCTCACTTTCCTTTTCACTCCATTGAACCATGCTTAAGGCCGCTTTGTGTTCGTTATCAACACTAATAGATCCATAATGAATAAGAAAATTTGTATTAGGACTTAAAATTCTTAGATCAGCAGCTTGCAATAAAACAGTACTACTAGATTCTACCTTGGCATAGGCCACTATAACCACCTTGCTTTTGCTGGCTTTTATATTGTCGTATATTCCTAAACAATCTTGCCAATCTCCGCCGGGTAGATGCATATGCACCAAAATTGGATCTAAAGATAATGTATTTAAATATCTTAAATTTTTTTCAAAAACTATAGCTGACCTATAGTCCACTCCAGCTTCATCGCTACTATCTGAAAAATAGGAGTGTAAATATAACTCTCTGTTCTCTATATCTATATTATAGTCATGAAGATTATTCAGTAGATAATTATTGCTGCTGTGATCCATACTCATTTAATTTTTGTTCTATAGTATTTGTAATTAGTTGCATAGTTTCTGAGTCATTAAAACATTTGCCAATAGCTATACGAAAACGATACCTGGTAAAAATATCTAAAATTTCTACTCCAGGAATATTTTCAATAAGGTTTTTTATATTTTCTGATATATTAAAGTTAGTATGTCCTAACCAGAAATTAAAAATTTTACTAGATGCTGTATGTTCATTGTACGGAATCAAGCCTAAAGGAGAAGCAATAACTCTTATGGGTTTACTTATAATAGTATTTTGTTCATTTTCAAGAACATCTGTTTCTTGAATGTCGTTATCATAGTCAGTCCATTTAGCTTCATCCATATTTTCTCCAAATGGATCTATCCACTTTTCCCAGATTATTAATGGTTGATTCATGTTTTTTTATTATTAAATGTATTTTGTTGAAAATAAGTTGGTGGTACTAATGGAGTATCTGATATTTTAGATTCTGGTGTTATTTTTAATGACCAAAAATGAATAATATCTCGTACAAAATCTTTATATTCTGGTTTTTGACGAGATAACCCAACCAAAATATCAAGTATGTTTGATGTATAATAACCGTTATTTAAATAGTACAAAAACTCACCAATTTTTTCTGGAGAATCTATTTTAGGATCATTAAACAATAAATCTACTTTTATAGTATCATCATCCCGTACTTCAAATATAATTTTATTATAAAGACTATTTTTATCAGTCTGATCTCTTGCATTGTTATTAAGCCAGTTTTTAAATATTTTAATCATTTCAACTTTTGTATAACCTCTACAAGAAGTTCTGAATATGGTGTTGGTTGTACATAGTCAAATTCTATCCAAAAACAATTATTCAAACTATTAGTTTGGTTTACTAAAAATCCGTATACGGTATTTATAGTTTTCTCTTTCTTTTCTGGTACATTTTTAGAATGTAAAGATATAATTTGTGGGAATAATTCAATATCACTAACAAATATATATTCTTTTAGGAATTTTATAATATTATTATTTAAATCAGATTCTAAAAAATCCTTAGTAAGCTCTAGTTTGGGAAGAACTATACTATCAGACTCTAACGATAAAACATATTTTTTATTTAAACCTAAATTTGTAGTTAATACTACGCAATTCAAACTAATTCTAAATTCATCTTCAGGATGCATTTGCTACTTCCTTAATGCTTTCTATTGCTTTGTTTAAGCCCTGTCTTACAGCTTCTCTTGTGATACCGTATTTTTTACCAATTTTTTCAAAAGTATAAGACTCAAAATAATATAAGCGAATATATTCTTTTTGTCTAGCAGAGATGCACTCTAGACTTAGTAGTTGTTCGACTAGGTTAGATAATTCTTGTTTAGATTCTTTATTAATAGCTATTTCGTCTGGTGATACTGACGATGGGTCACAAGTGATGCCGCTTAAATTACTGCCGTCATCATTGTTATTATCCATGGTATAGTCTAATGAATAAACCTTGCAATTATTTGTGCTTTTATTTTTTGAGATATATGTTTGTATAGCCCATAATGCACATTGATTTCTATAAGAATACTTTGTCTTTTTTGTTCCTCTATCATTTTTATAATTATCGTCCCATCTCCAATCAGCCATCATTAGAGCATTAGCCACCGAAGATATAGCATCTTCATCCTTCAACATTTTAGTGGCTAGTCCATTATAAAATTTATTAGCAAATTTAGATATAGATTTTTTAGCTAATAATATATATTCTTTTAAGCTGTCAAAATGTATGTCTTTGTGGTTTTTATAATTAATCTTTTGATTTCCTATTCCTTGCATTTGTAGTAGCATATAATTATCCTTTTATAGTAAAGTCCTCTGGTATATTTTTATTTATTATGTCACAAACTATATTCTTAATATTATCTCGTAATTTTATTCTTTCGTTCTCAGAAAATCCAATATCTATATCCGACGAAGCATCTAAGTTAAAATCCGTCCAGTATTTAGCAATAATCTTATCTAAAGAATGGTTATCAATATCACAAATATACTGTTTGGGTGTGAGATTATCTATAATCTTTGATAGATTAATGACTATAGCATCATCCTGATGACACCCATACTTATGGATCATCCTTTTTTTAAGCCATTCCAAAAATCTGATTTTTTCCTGATTCACATTATCAACTTATTTAGTTAATTTTTTCCACTGATCTGAGTCTGGTCTATCCTTATCTCCCGGTTGGGCTGGTTTATATTTTTTACCCATACGCTCTTTTTTCTTTCTTATGTTTTCCCATAACCCAGGTTTAGAACTACCAGAAGTATCGGCAGCATCGGCCACATACATTACAAAATCGTGAATTGTTCTCATATAGTCTTCAGTTATGGCGATTTTACCCTGGAGCCAGCTCTCTGTCAAGTTCTCACTTACTTTTGGATTTTCTAAATTATTAAGAATTTCATTAGCATGAGTAGCTATGGCTCTTAATGAACCTAAACTCATCTCATAAAAATCTTTTTTATATTCCATGAGTTCCATCTCTGGGCTCTCGTTTTCTGTTTCTTCTATTTTTGTAAAATCAGCATCTTCTGCCTGAGTTTTAATGGTTTGATTGATGCTACTTAATAGTTCTTGACTACGATTATTCATAAATAATATCCTTTATTTTATATTTGTATACTTAAGAAATTATCTAGACCCATTTGTTCAATTAGTTTCAAGTAGCTTTCGTATAAAACTATACCGTTTTCACTACCCTGTAAAAGAGGGATAATAATATTAGCGGTCATTTCGTCTCCAACCGCCCTAGCAGCTATTATTGTTTCTCTTTCTGCTGCTGCTGCCTCTTTAACAGAATTTAAGTTGTATTGTATCATGCCCACCATATCGTGTCTTGTCCATGATTGAGGACTAACAACTAATGGCTGATAGTCTATATCAAAAAATTCTAATCTTGCCAAATTAACCATCGCATGTTTGTGTTCTTCTTCAGCGTCTTGTTTGATAACTTCTGCTAACTTTTTATATCCCCATCTGTCTAGATGAACCGCTTGAGCAGTTAAAGATGTGGTTTGTTGCCAGTGAATGTTCAGAGATTTTTTAAGAAGCTCGATAACAATATTTGTGGAATATCCTTCTACAGTTTGTGCTTGAGTCTGATCTTCTATCAGTTTATCTATAATATCGGTCATTAATTACTCTCCTAAATATATTAATTGTAAAACTTCACCAGCTCTTACACGCCCAATATCTTGCTTTCCATTTTGGGCCTGGATTATCACAGTTGTGTCTTGCTCTAAAACTTTTGCGGCGTTCTGGGATATTCTTTTTAATTTTCATATTTGGATCACCAAAATTTACTTTGACCACATTTCCCTTTTCATTCTTTACATAAACACTAAATTTCTTTGGGCCGTCTGGCGTTCTAAACGGTTTATTTAAAGTAACTTTACGACCTTGGTATTCGGATGCTGTTATATGAGAAACGTCGTATTCTTCTGTTTCTTCGCCAGCATCTACATAATCATTGTCTGATGGAAGCACTAAATTAATATTTGTTAATTCCTCAGAATCCGTATCGCAACTTTCACAATTGTCATATGCCAAAGACAATCCCATAATTTCTAATACATAGTCTATAAGACTGCTTTTAGTACGTCTAGTTTGTCCAAGACAAATAGCTACTCTTTGTTTAGAGTCTGGATATTCTTTTTTCATTGTCTCATTACCCATACAACGAGACACAAACTTTTGACTATCTTCATTATCTTTTGGTTTTGGTATTGGCATAACTATTATTCTTTATTAGAGTATTCGAAATAATTTTAGCTGTATTAGTCCAAGAGTATTTTTTGGCCGTTAATAATCCTTCTGGATTAGAGTCTATATGATTAGAATACACATATCTTAAATATTCTACCGTTTGGTCCATCGTATTGTTGTCTAGTTTGGCCCAATTACCTTGACCGTGAAACCACTTGCCATCATTAGCTGGTTCTGTATCCGTAATATTAACCAAAAAACTATTTTTAGAGTTACAATATTCTGTATGTGCAGAATAGTTTGTTGCTATAATTGGTTTATTTAAAGCCATACTTTCTATGATCTCATTATTCCAGCCCTCTGCCCTAGACAAAAATACGCCACAATCACACGCATCAATAAATTCGGCTACATGATATTGTGTTGGTAATTTTTGATATATCTTAATTTTATCCTTAAGATTACATTGATTTACTAAACTTAACCAAAATTGTGTTTCTTGTTCGTTTAAGAATGGATTGTGTGGCAATAGCCATAATTCAACCTTATCTTGTGGGCTAAAAGCATTTTCAAAAGCTTTTAATAAAAAGTCGTGAGATTTTCTATGTTCCCATTTACCTATATGAAAAAATATAAAGTTTTCTTTTTCAAATCTAATTTTATTTTTGGGTTGAAAAATAGATAGGTCTACACCCAATGGAGCAACGTATATGGGTCTAGTGATATTGTTCTTAATAAGAATATTCTTAGCCCACTCTGATGCTACAAAAATATAATCGCTATAATTTAGATGATGTTTTTCTCTATCTGTTAAGGTATCAATTTCAAAAAAGGGAAAAGTATAGTAGTGACTATTGCCAACCTTGAGTGCTAGATCATGCTGATGCCATATTTTTAAACACGGAGCGTCATAATTGAATTTAATATTGGATAATAGAAGCTTAATAAAATTAGCATCATTGTCAGAATTAACCTCAACATTATTGCCTATTGGAAAAAGAGATATATTATAGTTCAAAGCAGTTAATGCTTTTACAATATTGGTTGATGTTATTCCATAACCCGTGCTATTTATTGGACAACAAACATTCAAATCTTTTGTCATATTAAACTCCGAATACGGGATTAGTGTTTTTATGTATATTGTTAACTCTACAAAATTTACCACATCGAGACATATGTTTTAAAGAATCTGCCCCAACATAGCAACAAGCTGACCTTATACCGCCCAGTAATTCTTGTATAACTTTTGTGACCGGTCCTTTATATGCAACATTAACTTTTGTCCCTTCAGAGGCTCTATAGTTTTTAATATTATCTTCATATAATTCTTGGGCATGATGGGTGCTCATTCCGTAATATGTAAAGCTTAGTTTTCTTTTTTCTGTAACATATCCTGGATCCAGAGTTTGCCACCAGCTATCTGCTTTATACTCATAAGTCCATTCTCCTTCGCAGGCATCTGTTCCGGCAAAATATCCGCCAAGCATTACAAAGTCACTTCCTGCACAAAATGCTTTGCAAACATCTCCAACTGTTTTATGTCCACCATCGGAACAGATTAGTCCCAGCTTCTTGGGTCCGTTTTGAAGACCGTGAGCGACATAGGAGTTTTCTAAACAGGCAGACAGTTGTGGGATTCCGCATCCCGTTAAGAATCTGGTTGTGCAGGCGGAGTTGTGAACAACGACGCCATCGTTTACACAAAACGAATGATCGTCTTCTACTTCTATATCGTATACAGTTTCTTCAGTAATTTCATATGAATCTATTTTAGATATTGGTTCTAGTACAAATTTCATTTTTTATTTCCTCAAGTACATTAAAATTATTTGCTCTTATATCAGTTTCCCATATATGATATAGTTTCATTGAATGTTTTTTAGCAAATCTGACTTTATCTTTATCCTTCTTAATATTTCTTTTTTGTGTATCGTTTAACTGTTTTTTGGTATATATACTAGGATTCCCGTGCCAATAGTCCCCCTGTACTTCAAGAAGTATCTTGTATTTTCTTGATCCAAAATCAAACTGTTTGTAGTCTAGTATGACAGAATATTCTAAATCCAAACCCAATTCTTTTAGTTTATCTCGCACTATCTGTTCAATACTATTTATTTTATATTTTTCTATTTTTGTGGCTGTTATTTTTCCGGCTTTACTTCTCTTAGTAATATAATCTTGTGGATTTTTATTATATAGTTGTTTTTGAGACTCAGATAGTTTTTTGCTGATTTTTTCTTTTTCTTCTTCTGATAAATTTTCTCTATAGATCTTATTTTTTTGTTTGATGATAGATAGTGTTTTTGGGGTGTGTTTTTGACCATAAAACGGATTATTTTTTCCGCTTAATGAATTGCTTAAGTTCTTTAAATATTGACTATATTTTTTATCTGCTATTATTTTACCATATTTACTTATCCAATGTTTCAGTAATGACTTGCCATACATAGGATTTTTTGATCCTTTTAGCTTATTTTTATTTTTTTTGGCGATTTTATTTTTTGTTTTTTGGCTATGTTTTTTTCCGAAAAAACTATTTTTTGATCCCACATTTTTACACTCTTTACAATCAGACGCCTTATATAAATTATACCTGTGTAGTTTTTTTATACTTCTAATCTTCAAGCAGCTTGGGCATCTTGTCTCAACTGTTACAAAGTTTTTGTTTGTAATATGAGTATTGTTGTCCAATATATAATAGTTGGTTCTTCCTATTTTTTGTATATCAGTCAATTTTTGACCATTTATAATTATGTGTTTCATTGTAACCTCAATAAATTTATACACCAAAGATCGGGGTTGCTACTGGTTATTTCTGATATTTTACTAAAACATAGTCTTCAGACAAATCCCCCGCCGACACCCACTTTGCATATTTGTGTATATTTGAGTCATTAACTAAGTCGATTTCTGTTTTTAATATAACATAAAATTGATGGTTAGGAGTACAAGAAATACCGTTTATATTAATTATTGTATTGGTTTCTAGTCTTTTATTAGTACCGATAACCCTTTTAAGGTGCCCTTTATGGGTAATTACTTCGTCTCCAATTTTAACGCGTTCAATGTTTTTAAATCCGTTTTTAGTGATAACTTTGGTACCACCAATAAAACATCCTCCACCGATTCCACATTTTACAATATCCACGCCACCATAAATTAGCAGCTCTTGTGTAGAAGCAGTATTGGTTACATTACCAGCTATTATAATACTCTCTGGAAAATTTTCTCTAACCTTTTTACAATACTTAACGAAAACATCCATATGACCATTAGGAACATCTATGCAAATATTAGGTTGTAAATTTAGTTTTTCTTTAAGTTCTAATAGATGGTTTAAGTCGCTTTTTTTGTATCCTATAGACACAAATGTATAGTCTAAGTTTTGTGGATATTTTTGAAAATACCTTACTAAATCATCAACTTTATGATATTTATGTAAGCAAGAGATCATTTTAAATTTAGCTAATTCTATTGCCATATCAAAACCGCAAAAACTCATATTAGCACACATTATTGGTATGCCTCTCCATGTTCTTGGAGAATGATAGAAATAGAATGATCTTTCTAAAACAATTTCCGATCTGCTGGTTAAGGTAGATCTTTGAGGTTCTATTAATACATCATCAAAATCAAGTTTAATTTCATTAGATACGATTTGCATTATATATCAAAAAATCTCCATCTGTTATGATATTCTATTTCACAGCTACCGTCTATATATTTTAGATATGTTTGAACTTCTTTCCAAGTAGAAAAAATCATCTGATGAGGAATTGTTCCAAACAACCAGTCAGGAGCATTTTGCTTGCCCTGTTCCATGTGTACAACTACAGGCTTTTTAGATCTATTGGCTAAAAATATTTCTTCGTATGTGCCACACGGATGTACATCTAAGTCTAGATTAACTATCAAAAAATCGCTAATATCTACTAGTCTTAAGTCCACTCCTCGTATAGTTTTCATTATCGAGGATAGTGCATCATAGTTTTTCTCATATTTTAGTTTAGTCTTATATTCGTGTGTTTCAGCATCTTCTTTACCAAGTTTGGTTGGTTTTTTTATAGGGTTAAACACAACAACGCCTAAATTTTCTAGAAAAGGTGTTATATTATCTCTCCACCCATTGCCCCTATCTATCACTCTATCCATCGCACCCGCTAAATACACTCTTTGATTTTTTAATCTATTCATCAATATTTGTCCATAAATAAAAAAGTAAATAAATTATTAGAAGGTTTTACTCCAGACTTTAAACCCCTATGGGTTTTACTCATTTCCTGTAATCCAGACAGGATTCCAACAATAATACAAAACACGAATACAGTAGTCATTTTATTTTTTAATATAGCACAACCTTACACAAGGTCAAGTCTTGGTTTAAAGTATATCTTCTGAGATGGGTTTATTATGATAAATCCAACAGTTATTATTAATTGTAAGGTTTTGGTTGGATGAAACAGGCCCGAGAATTTCATCAACAGCCCTCACAACACCCGGCCATCCAGCATGATTATAATCGTGTCCAGCTAAATAGCCACCGTGTTTTACTTTGGGTAACCATATCGATATGTCTTCTTTAACCGACTCATAGGAATGATTCATATCTATAAAAATAACATCGCAACTATTATTTTTAAAATCTGAAACTGCTTCTGTTGATAGTTTTCTAATGGGTGTAAATCTTCTACCTCCCATGTTATCCAAGAATATTTGATAAATATCTTGTTGTTTTGCCAGTCTGTGGAAGGTGTCAATTTCATTATCTGACCCCAACCAACTATCAATTATAAAAACCGATATGTTTCTCTTGTGTGCATGATCACATAAATATGATGAACTTTTACCTAACCAAGCTCCACATTCTACAAAAATACCATTATCAGGTATTGTTGACAACAAAAAATCATATATATTAGCATAATCAAACCATCCGCTGATATCTGTATGTGTTTTCATAAGCCTATTTTTTCTTGAGTAAAAAAGTTTAAAGCAGTCAGATCTTCTATTTCGTTTGCATTAAGATAGTCCAAATACTCTGAGTAGATTCTTTTTGTTTCTATATCAGCTCTGCCACGATTACACTTTAATAAAAACTCTTCATCGCTTTTTGTAAAATAGTGATTTAATTGAGCTACACTCCAATCTACTGGACTATTAAATGGGCCAGATCTAATTTCTTTATTAAGATTAAACCATAAACCATTAACATTATGTATATCTTGTGTCGATGATGTTGGGATTTTAACAATGGTTTTTATATGTTCATTAGGCTTATATAGTTCTTTGTTACGTCTGGTAAATCTAGATAAAACATTATAGTTATCATTAATTACTTTCGTGTGATTATTATTACCAAAAATGCACCAATTAATACCAATAGCGTTACAATCCTCATACTCTGTTAAAAAAGATTGAATATTATTATGTTGTTTCAAAACCAAAAACTCATCTACATCAAAAAAAGCTACCCAATTATAGTCTTTACTATAGTTATTTAAGAAAGAATTATAAATTTTAGTCTGTTGACAACTACCATTAAATCTAATAACTTTTACTCCTTGACTGGTATTTAAATAATTCCAATCATTTGCATATATAATAATATTATTAAATCCAAGTTTATGATGATAAGTTATCCATTCTTGGATATAGTATTCTTCATTTTTAGCCATGCATACTAGTGCAGTATTCATCTTGAAATACCTAATAAATGAGGTAATTTACTTCCCCATAATATATCCCATAAAATATTATCTGAATTAATCATTTGATTATAGTGATTCTTCTCTTTTACTTGTGTTAAGCTTTCTGCATGGTACATGTACTCTGTGCCAAAATAGTATACGGATAAATTATTTTCTATAGCTTTTAGACATAAATCTATGTCTTGAAAAGCGGTACATAAACTTGTATTGAAACCATTTAAACTAATAAAGGTTTCAGTACTAATAATTTGGATAGCTCCAGTTACAGAATAGCATCTAATATCCATTTTCGCCAAAGGTGTTTCTTTATCATAATAACGCCATAAATGAGATGGAGACAACACCCAATACTGTCCATCGGTAGATAGTCTCGGCATAAAATGTATTCCACCATGTTGAATAGTATTATAGATTTTATCTAAATGTTCAGATAATAAGTGTTGTGGCTTACCAAGTTCTTGATACATTTGTTGGGTGGGATATAATAGTCTGCACCCCGAGATGTCTGAATTATGGGCCTGATGTTTATTTACTAGGTTATCTATTGTGTCAACAGATGTTGGAAATAAGTCATTATTATAAAACAAAATCAGTTTTTTATTATATCGCTCTGCGTATAAGGCTGCTATATTATTCAGATTGGCGTAATTAAATATATCGGCATCATTGTCAATACGTAGATAAGAAAAATCGTACTTATCACTTAAAGATAATATACTATTCGATGAGGATCTATCATCGACTAAAAGTATATCATATTTATCCTTAATATTATATTTATTTAAGATATTCAGCACATAGTCCAAGATGTGGGCGTTATTTTTAGAACATATAATAATAAGATTAGTAATATTATTTCTAAATCTATTACGACTTAAAGAAAAGGTATACGTGTCATCTATCTGCACACAACATGGCTTATTAGACGATATATCAAATTTGAATCTAGGTATTGTTAGTTTATCTAAGCTATCATCCAACTTAAGATTCGTACTTAAGAAATCAAAAGTAGTAAAATTTTTAATCATCATTAATAATCTATGACAGTTATAGTTGATATACAAATACTGGTAGATTTTTCCAAATATCTGCAATTAAATCCTGAATAAAATTCCAATTTCCACCAGCTAATCCGCACCCAAACTTAGGACAGTGTATTTGAACTTTGTTTTCATTATCAAAATTTTGCAAACAATAATTATTAACATTAGCCATACACTTTACCAGCGCATAGTAATTTAATGGCCTGGGATTATTTTTACTAATGGTTCCATTCTGAGCTATCATATTAGCAATAATAATTTTATGGTTATAATCTTTATTTTTTGCTACTTCAACAAACTGTACATATCCTAGCACATTTTGTTTACCTAATAAATGATAGTTTTCTTTGGCAATTGGAAAATGTCTAGAAACAGCGCCCGCAAATCCTGCTCCAAATGCATTTATATTATTACAAACATGAGGTATTAAAACTGAGCACCCGTTATGGCCTTGATTAATATAAGATGTTATATTGTCAAATAGATCGCCATGACGCAAAGAAAAATTGTTTTTTTGAATGGTTTTGACCATAACAGCCTCCTTGCTCTATATTAGGAGCACGGCCAGACTTTGACTAGGTGGAGACTATTAGTAATAGTTGTTTCGAGCGGCTGTTAGAGGAGTAAAATTACTAGTATATAAAGCTACCCCTCGGATAACTCTTACTTCATCTATATATCCGCCAAATTCATTAGCGCTAGCATTGTTGAGAGATCCACCAATTTGAATAGTATTATCAGACGCAATTATATTAGCTTCTCTAATGTCCTCTGATCCTTGAATACCATCTATAAATATTCTAAAAATATTTCCTTGCCTTGTTAGTGCTAAATGAGTCCATACACCAGGCGTAATATAGTTATCAGTATAAGATAGTGCTCCTCCAGCACTGGTATTTGATCCTAACCAGGCCCATCCTATCCAATTAATATCTCTGTATCCTACCATAAATATTATACCGTCATCACCAAATCCTGCATGTGATCCTATTTCCAATATACACGGACCATCTGTATCACAGATAGTATCATCTATTTTCATCCAAGCTTCAATAGTAAAATCATTATAACCAAAATTATTTGGTATTATTGGAGATACTGATATTTTTGTGCTGGTACTTCCATCAAAATAAGAACTAGATCCACCAAATTTACTATCGGCCGAACTAATAATAGCATTACCACTAAATGCAATAGTTTGTCCACCGACAGCAGACGAATTGGTAGTAAAAGTATCGTTGTTGTCTCCATCAAAATGCAAAATTAATGATGGGTGTGATGCTTTGGACCTAAATAAATGATTAATACTCACCTTAAGTAATTCTCCACTTATTATCTACTTTATCTCTTACAATAAGAGCAGCACCACCATTAGGTAATAAAACATAGTCATTTAACCAGGATACTAAAAACTGATTATCTGATGTTCCACTAGCATGGGTTAAAATCACATTATTGCTTGTACCCACATTATAGAGAAGTATAGCGTCTGATTCATAACTAGAAATTAAGCCATTAATTCTAGCACCGTTAACCCCGCTAACTCTAATAATATCGCTATTAGTTCCTGGGTTCCAATCATCAATGATACCGCTTATTGCGGGACTAATTGTTGATTGAGATAAAGAACTTGAAGAGGCGAGTATATCATTCAGAGAAATGCTTTTAGTAATTCCAGAACCATCTGGATTATCCATTACTAAAAATAAATCATCTCCACTCAAAGATCCGCTACCAGCAGGAAATTCATTAATGCGTTTAATTGGCATATTAACCTCCTACAAGCGTAGAATTACCAATACCATAATAGTAGCTAGGATCATCAAATCTAGCATCATACTTAGATTGTATATCAGATAGTGTTGGGGTATTTAATACGTATGTGTTTAACACATCTTTATCAGAATACCCGGTTGGTCTGCAACCAACAACAACTGTTCCATTTTTAATATCATTAGCGCTTTTAGATTTAACAATATCATTGGCCATATTTTTATACCTCTAGTTAGGGAATATACTATGGATTACACCAAAAACTATTTATGTTCAGCGTCCCACTTATTTAGTGGACATTTTTGATCAGCCCACGCTAATTTGTTTAAAAAAATTTTTTTATTATTGATATTGCATCCACAATAATTACAAAGATTATTTTTATAATCAAACATTTCACAACCAGAACATATACTATGCCTATAGTCTATAAGATTTTGACTACTTTTAGGTAATCCTCGACTAACATGCCATAGTAAAGATTTAATAAATATTTTTAGTCGTACAAAAAACATACTATTTAATAGCCACTATGTTGTTCTCTTTATCTAAACTATAAAGTATAAGGGGCTCCACGATGTCCTGACTACTAATCCAAGACGGATACCCATTACTCAAAGAAAAACACAATCTACTACCATTGTTTTTATAATCAGAAGTTAATAAAAATTTCTGATCTTTATTGTTGGTAAAACAATCTCCTGGTTGTAGTTCTTCAAGGTATTTCATTTTCCCAGTCCTCCCAAATTTCTTCTGCTTTTATGTCCTGCATTTTTCTTTTGTGCTGTTTTTTACTTTTTGACACAAACCTTTGTTCTTCTGAGACTTGAGGTTTTTTATAAAACTTATCGGCCAGTTTTTGTCTGCGAACTTCTTTATTTTCTGAATCCATAGTAATATTGAAAAATATAAATGTTAAAGAATACCTATTTAGTATAGTATCACGTTAGTATATGTCAAGACTTATTTATTTTTTAGGTTTGTTTTTATCCAATCTAGATGCTTACTAATTCTAGTATGCCCACTCTCTGTTTTATAGTCCGACATTGGATTATTACCAGCAGCAGCCAAAACACAAGAATTGATGCCAGCTAATTTACCGTCAATAAATAATCCCCCTCCACTATCTCCAGAAGCAATAATAAATTCCAGAGATGTTTTACCATTGCCAACAGTAGGAGTGCATATTAATAAACACCTATCTATATAATCTACGACATTTGATCCTGCTCTACGCTTATTATCACTAATCACTGCTCCGCTATTAAAGTTTCCTGTATCACCATAACCCGCAATGCAGCATACTTTACCTATCTCATCTTCATTTTCATATAATAATGGATACCATTCTAACCCTATTTTTTCTTCAACATAACCTATGGCTATATCATAATTTCCAAAATCATTATCATCAAATCCTTTTGGGTATATAAACTCGTTTATGTTAAAAGTTTTGTTGTTTATTTTTAATTTACAGTTTTTACTATTTTTTATAGCATGAGCAGCGGTCAGGATATTATGGTCGCTAATAGCAACACCAGAAGCAAAGAATAATTTACCCTCATCATTGGTACCGCATAATTGTCCTACATAAGAAAAAGATCTGCCATATTCTATGTACTTAGAGTCTGGGACAGAAGGATCAATTGTTCCTGCAAAAACAAAAGAGCAGGGAACTAGAAGCAGCAAAAAAGACAGGAACCTAATCATAAGTCCTCCTATAGTTAGGAGCTATAAAATTATCGTATATAAATACACTAAATATGGTTTAAATGTCATTATGTTTAAAGTCGTAAAAATATAGTTCTTCATCGCTTTCGCTTACCCATCGACTTCCTGTATTTTCGCAACTAAACTCTAAACTAAATACTTTCCAATCTGGTTTAGTAGTTAGCTTTTTGCTAATAAAACTACCACCATCCATCCATAAAACACGATTATTTGGTTGCATAAAATATTGACCACCATCACCTTCAAAAAAATGGCCACATTTATGACCACCAGCTATTTCTCCGTATCCATTTTGATACTGTGGCCCAAAACACCAATCAATAGTAAACAGGTATTTAGCTTTGTGTAATGTTTTATTTTTTAGTAGAATGTTAGCTGCTCTATTTTTTGTGTATTGATCAACCTTTACACTAGCATAATAACTTAAACTATCCCATAACTGTATCCAATCCAAAGGATAATCTGATCCACCAGACTTACTTGACCTAAGATAATGAATTGGCACTCTGGCGTGTTGACTACCATATTCTGTCATCACAGAAAACATACCACATCTTTGTGGTATACTAGTAAAATTAAATACCTCAACTACAACTCTATCTGAGTTAATCTCTGGTAGTTTATTATAAAAAAAATTAGTATCTAAATAACAAATAAATATTGGTATATCTATATTAAGATAGTTACTCATAAAACTTGGGACGCTATTAAACATCCCTTAGCAACAGAGTGTAGCGGGTCTTGTGCGTGAACCACCTCTTTAATTGCTACAGGGAAATTATTTTCTACTATTTTTTTAGAAAAATATTCTATATAGCCATTTGCTTGAGACGTTCCGCCACCGATTACTATTTTGAGTGGATCTTTAAATTTTGGTAATGACTTATGGTTAGATAAGGCAAAGGATAACTGTTTGGTGGTATAATCTATTAATCTTTCATAATATGATGATACAGCAGACAGCATATCGTTAGACCCTGGTGAGCCTATCTTAAAATCCCCTGCCTCTTTTTCTGCTTGAACAACACTGTCTGGTTCTCCTGTGGCTACAGCAACCATACGATCAATCCAGTCTCCAGACTTGGTTGTGCTAAACACAACTGTTGGTTCACCATTAAGCATCACACAAACATTGGTCATACCAGCACCACAACTAATACCTATACCTGTATAATCATCGTTTTCTAGTTCAGCATAACAAAGAGCCTCTGCTTCGTTAATGGCTCTAGGATCATAGCCACATTCTGACAATATGCTTTTAACTATATCTTCATGATAACCAATATCAAAATCGTCGTCTTCTTGATCTATTGGTTGTGCTGGAACACAAAATACCAATTTTTCACCGGGCTCTGATGATTGCCCGACTACTTCTTTAAGAATAAATGCTAGAATTTTTTTTGCATCTTTTTCTTTTGGAGATACAACACCCCTAAACATTGGTCTTTTTGCGGTATCATTTCTTTCAATAGCTTTTTCTATAGCGTCTTTACCAAGAATAATAAAAGTACCATCATTATCTTTAATAAATGTTTTACCACTCAATCCTTTTTCTATCATTTTAGATGCTACTGGAGTAGACGGCTTAATAGTATAAAAGGCGTCTCTAAACTCTTTGTATTCTATACTATCGTTGTTGTTTTGGGCTAAAACGATAAAACTTGTACCCACATCAAGTCCACGACCACTCATAATTTACCTCTTTAAGTTTTTAAGTTTATTAACAGATGATGAAATATTTTCATTACTTTGTTTGGTATCTGCTATATTGGTATATTTTTTTTCTAATCCAGACGTATTAATATCTCCAACAAACTTTTTTTCATCTATGTAAACTGGCGATGTTATTTGTTGTTGTTTTTCTTTAGTAAAAAAAGACGTTGGATGGTTATAGCTTATATTAGACAAACCAGTTAATTTACCTAGAACATAACCAATTAAGCAGCTTAGTATATTGCATACTAATAAGCACAGTATAATTAGAACTTTACTGTCCACGATTTATCAACCATCTTAAGTAACTTTGCTTATTATATCCAACTAATGGTTTTGTTTCTATTCCTTCGGATATTATTCTAGAATCAGGAACATTTTTAACCCTATAAAGCTTAGGTAATTCTTTGTTATCCTCAATATTAACATAACATACAATAAATCCATCCAGTTCAGATACCAAGTCTCCTTTAATCATATCTTGTTTTAATGATACGCAGTTTTGACACCAATCAGCACCAAAAACTAATAGGATCGGCATTTTAGTATTTTCTGAAAGGACTATAGCATCCTCCAGACTATTCACAAATGTTTGTTCTGAACTATAAGCATTATTAGCACAGATTAGTGTCATCATTACAATCAATAATTTAATCATAATATATCCTCCTTTATATATTATACCCCATAATCAGGGTTTACCGAGAATTCTACCCTTTTGGGTTCTGATAATAAAACCCTTTCTTACCAAATATGGCTCTATACTATTTTCAATAGTTTCAATAGCAATACCCGTAATAGAAGAAATACTTTTAAGACCCAAAGGATTTCCTTTAGATTTTTGTAGTGTTTCTAAATACATTCTATCGTATAGATCTAGTCCCTTAGAATCTATGCCTTGAATATCAAATATTTCTCCAATACTTTTGTTGTCGTTAGGATGACAAATCTTATAGTTTTTATACCATTGTAATCTAGCGTTCAAAATTCTGGGTGTGCCTTTGCTTCTTTGGGCAATTTCTAAAAGGTCTGAGTCCTCTAGGACTATTCCCATCTTAGATAAATTCGATCTGGCTAGTTTAGCTAACTCATTTTCATCATAAAACGATAAATGTTCCTTGATTGTAAACCTATCATAAAACGGCTGACTAAGACTACCACCACTCGTAGTAGCACCAATCATCGTAAACATAGGCAAATCAATATTTTCTGGCTTATTTTCTACAGTAATATTCAATACAAAATCTTCCATAACAGGATATAAAAACTCTTCTACTGTTTTAGGAAGCCTATGAATCTCATCAATAAATACTACTGATCGTGGTGCCATACCCATAAGATAAGGTAAAATGTTCTTAACATTACGAATATTGGCAGCGTTGAGCGTATAAAGGTTTACGTTCAGTTCATTGGCGATAGCACTCGCTATGGTTGTCTTACCAAGCCCAGGAGGCCCGTCAATTAAAGTATGAGGCATCACCCCGTCCGAACTTATACAACCTCGCACAACGATGTTTAGACGGTCAACAACGTCCTTTTGACCAACAATATCTGAAAATTTAGACGGACGCATTTGTTGTTTGCTCATTTTTCATTAACTCCAATGCTGTTTTTACCAAAGAGGAAATATTTTGTTCAGGCTTTTTATGGAAACTTTGTTTTATCAAATCTATTGCTTCATTTTTTGTAAAACCATAATTTATAAGCACTGCTGACGCTTTGTTTAAAATGTCATTAGGAATAACTGGTTTATTTTTTTCTACAATCTGCTGACACTTAGATTCTACATACTTGATTTTGAATTTCTCTGTTCTTTTAACTTTAAACACGCAACCACAATCACAAACCAACTTGTAGTTTTTTGTGGAACTTTCTAAAAAAGATAGCCAATGAGAGCATCCACATTGAGGACATAAATATTTTAGATGAATATCGTATTCAGTCGGTTTCTGGTTTTTCTTTGTTTTCATTTTTTGTCCAAAATACAAAGTCGTTCGCTTCTGCATCAAAAGCAGTTTCTAGCAAACCTTTATTAACCAAATTATTCAATATATTGCTGATCATTCTGTCGTTTAAACTTGTTACAATCTCGATAAAAGACATATCAGTAATTACATATCTAATATGTTTAGTTTTTTTATTTATCTGTTTTTTACATATATTTTTTGTAATAACTAGTGATTCTTCTTGAGAAAGAACGCGATTAAATTCATCAAAATCTTCTATGCTTACATCTTGAAGAAGATCGTTAAAATCTGTATTTTTATCTTTACCAAAATTATTAAACACTAATGATCTGGTTGTTAATACAAAATCATCTATATCATTAATAATATACTCATTATTTTGCATATAATGTCCTAGTTGAGAATATCGAACAGTCCCTTATAGTATTTAGGTTGCTTTAAAAAATAGCTAGCGTAAACCTGTAAATGTAGTTTATACTCATTATTAATTTTATCAACTACAAAATATTTCTTTTTCCAGATAGGGGAGTTTTGATAATTGGACCCCAAATACTGTAAGGAGTTACCCTTATCAGTATTGGGATTCCAACTATTCACAGGAAACGTTTTGAGTGGAAATCCAGAGATATTATTTAGCATTTCCGATGTTAAATTAAAATCTTTACCGGGTTCCATAATATTATTGATTATATCATTGATCCATTTAGATATAGGATGATCCGGCCCAACATCAAACTTATAATAATAAGGGTTTAATGATGGATGATCATAATCATATTGGTCATCGTCATATTCATCGTTCTGATCATCTTGATGCATTTTATATGCCTAAGAGTTTATACTTAAAAAGTGAGGATGGAATCGAACCATCCCATAACTAGTATCCGCCCAGCGGCCCACTTTCTTCCAACGATCAATACTGATCGTCGTAATCATCCTCGTCATCATAGTCAGAATATGCTTCTTCAGCATCTTCATCATCTTCATTCCAACCCCAATCATAATCGTTGCCATAATCATCCTCATCATCTGCGTACTCATCTTCAGTAAAAGTAGCAGCATAAAGAGGCTTATTAAGTTCGCCCTGGTACTCACCGACTACTTCATATCGGCAGGTGCGAAGTTTCTCACAATTACAATCACTAGGAACACTAACAACATCACGAGGATTAATTTTCACAATCACAATTTTATCACCAGCATCAACGCTCCCATAACTAGCAACATAATTTAATGCACCAGCATGAAGTCCGTTTGAACAACCACGCCCACGATCATCGTCTACTTTAGATCGAGTCATAGTGCAAACATCACCAACCTTGTTACGAAACTTGCCAGCGTACTTGTCCATATAGTCGCTACGAACAGCCTTATATGCTAGGAAATGACCGTCCTCAGTAATAGGCAGATGTTCATGCTCAAGGAAATCATAAAGTTCCTTTTGACTCTGCATACTAGGATTTTCCATCAGATTATTGAGAAAATTAACTAGAGGCTGAAAAGGCAGACCCTTGCTCATAAACTCAAGAATTCTCTTGCTAATACTGCCATGAACTTCCTCGCCTTCATACAAGACCTTGCCATTCTTGATCTCAACAAGACCATCGCTAAAAGCAGCAACAGCCTTCTGTACATCAACAATATCCAAGAGTTCATCAGCATCAGCGGTTGGCAGACGCTCAAGAATCATCTTATAGTTAATATGGTCAGGAAGTACTTGGTACGTCCTGTTATTAAGAACCAGCGTAAGATTACCATCAACCCACATAAATGGAACACTCATCATAATTCTCCTTGTTTTCCTGTGAAATTATTTACTTAATTGTGCTACTCAACTGCTGTTTGAATGACTCAACATCATCCATTTTTTGAAACCAACTTTCTCTGCCGCTACTATTACTGTAATAATTGTAACGACTAGACGCACCATCAATTTGCTTCAAGGGATTGGGGTTTTTATTCAAACCTCTCAGGTTCCCATCTACACTATTACTTGAAATAATATACTTGAGCAGCGGGTTCTTGTCAATCTCCACCTTCAAGGTATTTCTTATACTATCCATACTGGGCATTGAGTAATTATTACCAACGTCAGTTTTAATAATTGAGATATAATTATCGTGTGTTGCACCGCTACTATCGGTAGCAGCATACAAACAACGCAGCATACTAAGAATACTATTATAGGTTATATTCATATTCTTGATCTCTTTACTATTCAAACCATTGATACCAATATCGCTCAACAATTTAGTAATCAGTCCATAGTAATCTGTCTGAGAAAATCTATTCATATCAAACTTATCACGATGAATAGTGTATGCAAAAAACTCAATAACCATAAGATTATTTAGACACTTCACAATTTCTTTATTGGAAATGTACTTTTCATAATCTAGTCCAAAGATATTTAGAATATGATACAATACTGTTCTATCAATATTAGCTCGTCCATAATAATCGGATGTAGTTTTATCATGACTATCATACTCCTTCTTACACTTTTCTACCATAGCATTAAACTTAATCATTTCAGCAAACTTATCAGTATTATAACTCTTTAGACGATCCTTCATCCAAGTATTAAAGTCTACAAGATTGTATCCATCTGCAATCAACTTGTTCACAAAGTTATGCTTGATAGCATAAATATTTGTTCCATCAAGAAAGCCTGGAATCCTTGAGATGTTGTTATCAGTACCCAACTGACTATAAATTTCAGTAACGCTAGGATAGCCACTAGTAGAAGCATATCGTAGAATAGGAACATAAACAATAGTATCTTCTTCCAAAAATTCATCCAGACGATCAGCGGTCATACTTCTCATATAGGCTGATGAATTATATTCAATAGTCAAAGGACTCGTATTCTTCTGGTCGCCAACAATCAAGAAAACATCTTGATCGCTAACACTACCCTTACTACCCTTGGTACTACTTTTGCGTGGACTATTGCTCTTGAGAAGATCACGATAGTCTGAAACATTAAGAATATTATCTTCTCCAACATCAGCAATTAGATCCTCAAAACCACCGTTCACATTCTTATGATCGTCTGTATCAACCATAAGATAAGCAAAACAATCGTTTTGATTGCAATACTTTGTCAAAATTTTCTTGGCAGTTTCTGTTGCTGCCATATCGCAATAGAAAAACGCGATCTGTCCTGTCTTGCGAGCATTATTCCAGTAATTATATCCCTTACCAGTAAGAGTTTCGTGATGAATCATATTCGTAAGATAAACCATACGACGAGAACGAAATCCCGCTGTTCTATAATTAAACACATACAAGTTCTTGCTCTTCTTAAGCTTATATTCAAGATCAGAACCAGAACTAATATCATGCACCTTTCCCTGGCTATCCTTCCAAGATGCACCAACTCCCCATCCGCCAGCAAGATCATTCAACTGATAATATGTTGAAATGGCTTCTACCTTAGTTTTAGCAGCAGCGATCTTATCTGAAAACATATCCTTGAGTTCGGCAAAAATCTCTTGAGTCTTTCCACGAAGATTCTTAATTACCGCCTTAGTATACTGCAAACCTTCACGACTAACATCCATCTCTAGTTCACCAATACCAAAATCCAACTCAAGATAAAGGCCGTGGTTAATAACTTCACTAACAAAACTCTTCCATGATGCAATATCTGCCTTATTGAAGGCTCTATTCCAGCGAGCAATATGATCTGGAGTTTCGACTTTTTCTTCTCCAATCAAATTTTCAGTTTGAACAGGGTACGCGATATTCCCCATGATAGCGATAACGCCGCTATTGATACGATGACTATGGTTAGGAAATAGTTTACCATCATTATTTAGACGACAAACTCTCCAGCCTTCTCCACTAATGATGATGTTCTTATTATCATAATCCTTAGAGAAATCCCAATGAACGCCACCACTAATAATGGGCTTCATCTTAAAATAGTGGAAAATCCTAATAGCCTTCTGACTAAATTCTGTAAAGTCATATTGCTTCACAGCAAAACTAATCTCAAGACCATTAGGTTCAGATGTTTCGCAAGAATGAATAAGATTCAGAGTAGGAACACCACTATCATCAATAGCGGCAATATAGGTATATTGAGTACCATTAAAATAAGATGTTGTTGTAAAACTCTTAGTATAAGCAAATGGACTCTTAGAGCCTAGACCGAGGCACCCAACAAAATCATTACTGGTATTTTTGTTACTTGCTCCGTATGTTGTATACAGGCTCTCCATATCAGTCTGACTAAGACCAGTACCATAATCGCGTACTGTAAAATTAGGATCAGCAGCGGTAGGCAATTTTACCAAGAAAGGATTCTTATTTCCTGCCGCAATATGAGAGTCATAAGCATTAGTTGCGAGTTCACGAATAACAGCCATAACCTTGTCAGAATATAGAGAGTCTGACAAGATTTTAAACATTTTGCTAGTCTGAGCAATACTAAACTGATTACTAGCACTAACCCCAGCACTATGAACCTCAACCGTCCTATCTGCCAACTTCATTTTTTGTTCTCCAAGGTTTCCTGTGATCCCTCTATCCTACCATACTAGCATCGGTTGTCAACCCATACCGTCTTTAGATTTTATTGCTAAGTAAGCACAATATATAGGCAATAATCCTAACCAGCGAATAGGCGTAACCAATGTAATTATCCACCACAATCCATAGATAACACAAAGTATAGATAGGAACTGAATCAGAATATGTGGTAATATATTAATTTTACTAAGTAGTAAAACAATTGGACCAAAAAATACCATTCCTAAAAATATTAAAGTTACTACTAATGCTAAACTCGCCATAAAGATCAACTTTCGTCGGGATTATCGCTCCAGTTGTTATCTTCATATTCTTCTGTAGAATCCTCTGGAACCCACGAATCATCCGAATCATAAATGTCACCATAATTTTCTTCATCTTCATCATCGTGTTCATCTTCGTCTAGAACCATTATGGTTAAATTATTAAGGATCTCTAAAAGAAGATCTACTTTGTTAGATAGTCCTTTAAGTTCTTTTTTAATAATATCTGTATCTTTTTTTATTAGTAGAGCGTCTTTGTTGAGTACAAACATTTGTCTAAATACGTCTACTTCATCACTTTTTAATTCTTTTAAAGTTTTATTAATATCTTTGATAAGATCTTCTATGGTTTTAGACATAATATTTTACTCCTTTTAATTTTAATATACACCATAGATCTTAATATTGGCTACATTCACAGTCATATTGTTCACAATAATTACACTTTGGCCCAGGTTCACTAAATCCCCAGGCATTAGCATGACCATCAAAACTCTCTTTCCCAGTATCTATACATACAACCTTATTTTGTGAATTTCTTTTTACTAAACCAATATTATACCAATGACAATCCCAAAACTTTAAGCCGGTTTTTTCAAAGATGTTCTCAACAAGACACTGAATATCAGTCATTTTAATTTTTGTATTAGCCTGACAAATTTTAGCACATTCTGTTATGTAACCCCAATTACTGCTGTCGTAGAAGATGATATTATCTTTTTGCATAAAATTTAATTTACAGACTTTATCATATACTTTTGGGGCTAGATCAAACTTGCTAAGTTTTCTTTGAATAGAATATGCTTCGCTTGCCTTTTTCTTATTCCTAAATTCTTTGAAAACTAAATGTTTGTGATCTTTTATAGGATAAACTTGACAGCATCCTCCTTCATCAAACCAGTCGCTATAATCAATTTGATAATCATTATTAATCATAACGGTAGTTTAGTTTCTACTATCTGAGTTCCCATAATCGCTTCTGCTATATTAATTGCTTGCTGCAAACTATCGGTTTCACTAATTTTAATGCCATTTTTAGGAATATCGGGCCAATAAGAACCATATACTCCATAAAAAACATCTCCATGATCGGGATTATGCAGAAGATAATCTTCGTAATAAGCAAAAGAATCTGTATACCATTCTCCGTTTTCATTCTGTTTTTCATAAACTGTATCAACAAGAAGAAAACGAAAGTTCGGATGAGGTTGATTTACCGGACTATATACTACGCCACGATAAAATCTATTTCCTAGACTTACCATATTGGTATCCTTTCCAGTCCTCCTTTAAAAATTCTTCTCTATTGGAATATAACGGAACAACAGTTTCTTGATCTAGTAAAGTATTATTTTGAAGTCTCAAATCATAAAGATCTTTTTTGTCATTAATACGACCATAACCAACAATTTTATACCGTAGATTGTTATTAATCTCTTCAACCAATGCTTGATTAGCATCAAAAAGTTCTTTGTATGCGTCTTTTAATTTTTGGCGAAGTTTATCTAGTTCATCTTTAGCATTTAAAACATTAAACTTGGTTAGTTTCCAATGTCCAGTATTTATAGCATCCTCACAACACTGAAGAAGATGATCTAGGGGATTAGAATGTTCATTCATTTTGAAACCTCTTTAAAAGAATAGGAGCGGTGGGATTCGAACCCACACTTGAAGGATTTTCTTACCACTATAGTTTTCACTACCATTTCTGTTTGTGGTCTGGACTTTATCTTAACCATGACTTTTCGTTTTAGGTTCCTGCCATTAAGTCTCTACACCTTCATATTTCTATGCTTGGCTCGGTATTAGCATTTTAAAGCCTTCACCGAATTTGACAGGTTATACTATAAAGATTTCTCCTTATGCACTCAAATTGTTTTAGTTCAAGTCCTTTGACTCTGCCGTTGGTCTACGCTCCCATAAACACCCAACTACAATAGTTCTTGATTTGAGGTTGATTACTTGTTGTGCCTCTGTCATTTAAACCATTGTAGTCGGAATGTTTTGGTTTTAAATACTTCTATCAGCCATTTGTGTGGGCCTTCAGACGGCGAACAATGTCAGCAAGAGCCTCGACATTATCAACAGTCTTAGCGGGCTTCGCACGTTCCATACTAGGAAGTTCAACACCCTTCTTACTCAGAGCCGCCTTAGTGCGAGCGTAACGAGCAGCGGTACTCGCCACCTTTTGACCAGTCTTAGCGGCAATCTCAGCATAAGTCTTACTGCTAAAAACAGCCTCTAGAAACTGCTCATCAGAGCAACGAACACGCTTTTGCTTCTCAACCGTACTAATATTACTCATAATCAACCTCCAAATCATTTCCAATTTTTACAACTCCGTTTCAGTCACGCGACCGAATCACCAGAGTTGTATCCTCATTCTAACTTAGAGTATCGGCTTGTCAACCCATCAATCTTGAATTTTTCCTGGTTCAAGCAACAAGTTTTTCTTGTGATTTATGATCCTCTATATCCTGAAGAATTTTTTTGAGCATCAGATTTTCTTCTTGAAGAGTAGATAAAACCTTTTGTGCTTGATCTAATGCTTTGGACAAGTGATAAACTTTATTGCTGAGTTCATCTGCCACATAATTCTTCATGATCATAATACTACTCCTAGTGTATATAGATCGACAACAATATTGTATTATTATACACTATATACTATTAAGAAATGCTTTTAATTCATTAATCTGTTGTCTATCTAGAAGTATTTGGTCAATAAAGGGTTGGCCTGTTTTAAATAATTGAATTATATATCGTAGTTTTTGACGCCAACTCATCTTGGTATTAAAAGATTGTTGACTTTCAAATAGGCATAAGTCTATACTATCTAGTTCTTGGTCATATCTTAGAACCAATAATTCACTATCACAGTTACAACGAATAAATGCTGTTCTAAAATTATTTCTTTTTTGTTCGTTTTTGTATAAATATTCGCTCATAGTTCTTATCCCATGTTTTTTGATCTATCGTTCTTGGTCGTCTTTTAGAACCCTTGCCATTAGCGTTACTCATTTAGTTCTCCAATACAAATGACCAATATCGAGAATCTTCTTTCTTTTGAAGGTTGTCCCAATAGATAGATCGTGCAATATAAGAAGGGATCTTACTTTTTCCACAATTTACCATCCAGTGACGCTCCATTTTCTTGTATAGACCAGTACCACTCTTACTTTTATTATATTTGAGTTGTTCCATATCGTAAAGACGAAGCATATGAACATCTAAGCACAATGCTCTAGACTCATTGGGATGAATCATTTCAAGAGCAAAACTAACCTTAGCCAAACCAATACCGTTAATTTTATTTACAATATCATCACGCTTCTTAACATGACCCTTCTTGGTTGTAAAATAAAAATCTTTAGGATTAGCCCAAAATTTCTTTGTAAAATCCCAAATATATTTTGTACGATTATTATGGAGGCCGACCCCACTTTTGTGTAGTTTATTTCTCAAAGTATTTTCGCTATCAATCCACTCATCAAAGTCTTTAATAGCATTATAACCTTTAATATTACCTTGCCATGTTGTGTGTACGCTGCAATAACTGAAAAGATATCTACGAAAAATATCTTCATGATTTTGTGGCCTAACACTCTCCCAGTATTCCTTATATGCAACAACTTTATCTCTAGGAAAAGTTGAGAAAAACTGATCGGCCTTAGTCTTATCAAAAGATGCTTGAGTTTCCGAAATAATAGTATTCAAAACGATCATTCCAATGTCTCCTGTGTTCCTTACATTATATCGGCAATCCGCTCTGCTGTCAACACTTATCTTTGAAAGTAGCCCAAACTTTCTTCGATAGTCCAGTCTAAATTAGAATCAATAAGCGTTTTTTGCTCATGATCAAACTCGGCAGATGTTTTTGGAATTACTGATGGAGGTTCTCCAATATTTTTAAGATTAAATCTACGTCCAATAATATTGAGATAATTAAAATGATTCTTTAAAAAAGAGTCATAAGATATTAGCACATAGTTATTTGCTATAACAGGCATAATTTGAGAAAGGTAGTAGCACTTCTCTTTTCTTAATTCAAAAATATTTTTATATCTTTGTTTAGTCTTATAATTTCTATCATGAAGTATTTCTCTTTTGTTGTCATCCTCAGAATACCATTCATTAGTTAATAGTTTATAAAAATTATGTCTAGTATGTAGTGGAACATGATGTGGTGCTAGATACATAGAACACAGCCAATCATAAGGATTGCGTACTATGCCTATAAATAATACATTACGATGGTACGAAATTACCTCCGGTTTTGTAAATCCGAACCAGTGTTTAAATCCAAAAAAATATGTTACTGGTAATCCAAACTGCTGGGTAATGCACTGCTCTAGAAATTTTGTTCCAGAATGTCTTTCTCCATAGATAGTAAATTTTTCTATAATTTGATACTGTCTACACAATTGTAGCATTTTTATGTATCTCTACTATTTCCATGCAAATATTTAAATGTAGGAAAACGCAAACTAATACCACCGTCCTGATTCTCGCTTTCGCTAAAATATTGGACAGTTATTGTTTTACCAAGAATTTTTTTAGGATTTTTATAAAAGTCTTGACGTTGTTCAATACTAAATCCACTACCAACTCTAACATCATGATTCTTATGCTTGATAGTTACACAACTAAGCATAGTTTCCTCATGTTCTGCACTATTCTTTACGTATCTAAATGGTCCCATTTCTATATCTACTACTTCATATTCATCGTCAAAAAAGCTCTTATATTTAAGAAGGTCTTTACTTCTTTTACCCTTATAGGGCTCATTTGCTCTAAGCATCAAACCTTCCCAACTATATTCGTTGGCTCGACCAGTCCATTCGGCAAAATGGTCATCATCTTTAATGAGTTCTTGACCCAACACACTTAGGCAAGTGCATGAGTTCTCTTTCATTACTTCTCGTAGGTTACTATAACGAATAGAATAAGGCTTATTAGTCGCACCCTTTTTACTATAAAACTCATCGTGAGAAATCATATCAAAAATTTTATATGATGGATTAGGGATAGTATGATCCTTCTTCTTCAGTTGTTTCATAACTCCCTGAAAATCCTCATTACCTTCATCATCAACAAGACAAAGTTCACCATCAAATACTACATTAGCAATGTTAAGAGCCTTAATACCGCCCCTAACGACAGCAAGAGTATCAAATTCCTTTCCCGTGCGGGAGTAGAAGGTAGTATCACCATTACTATCAACAATACCAATACATCTAGCACCATCAATCTTTCGGGAAACATACCAACCATCCTTCCAATCTACAAGTTTGGGTTCGTATTTATCTGCTAAAGCAACACTAAACTCTGGAATATGGTCAGGAATAGCCTTATTGATAATCTTATCGCCAGCACGGGTTTTCAAGTCCTTATCAATAATACAATAAATAAGTTCTTCAATATTATCCTTATTTGACTGACTATCAATAAAAGTATGAACTGCTCCGATAGCATCGTGACCAGTAATCTTACGACTCTTTAGAGCATCAAGAAGATCAAAGAAATTCTTATAACTTTTACCTCTCAGCGAGTTCTTCTTTTTCAGATTATCGCTGGTTACATTGTATTGCCACAGTGGGTGATAGGTATAAAGTAGAATTTTCTTAGCGAAGGATGCTGCGGCACTGTTGTGTCCACAATAATCCAGAATAATTCCTTGCTTATCAATAGTGCTGCTAGTAGCCCTAAGATCACGCACCATTCCCCAAACATAATTAAAATCGTGGGTCATTCCAAATTTCTCCTGTGTGTCTCGCTAGTATAGCATATGCTATGCCCTTTGTCAAGTATCGTCAATTCGTGATCGTTTCTTGAATATGTTTGCTAAGAGGCTCACCAAATCGCTACCTGCGGTTTGAAACCAACAAGGAAAAATAGCATGAACTATTAAACAGAACCCAGCGACTAAACATATCGTACCATAAAACAAAGCGAAATATAAATGTTGTAGATATGTCATATTGTTTTCTTCTAGATGCTGCTTTATTTTATTCATAGTGATTTGACCTTGAAAGAGGATAGTTTGGTGTATTACACATATATGACATCTTTTTTATAAGGAATTGATATGGCTAAAAAATATTGTTGGTATTGTGATAAAAATCTGGACATTTCTTTATATCATAAATCTAAAAACAGAGCTGATGGGTTGCAAGGCATGTGTAAGAAATGTCATAAATTATATAGAAAAGAATGGCTGGATAAAAATACAGAAAACTATAAACAATCATGCCAAGCCTGGAGATTAAAAAATAAAAAACGTCAATATGAAAACCAAAAACAATGGAAAAAAAATAATCTTGAATATTTCCGAAAAAGAAACAGAGAATATAAAGCAAACAGACGCAAAATCGACCCGATATTTAAGATAGCCTCCAATTTAAGAACTAGAGTTAGAAAAGCAATCAAAGGAATAAATAAAAGTAAAACAACAATAGAATTGTTAGGATGCGATATAGAAGCGTTCAAGACTCATATCGAAAAACAATTTAAAAAAGGTATGACTTGGAAAAATTATGGGAAATGGGAATTAGATCATATTAAACCTTGTTGTAGTTTTGATCTTACAGATTTAGAACAACAAAAATTATGCTTTAACTATACTAATATTCAGCCATTATGGAAAAAAGAACATAGAATAAAAACACAAAAAGATGTAGAAAAATATTATTTTTGATTTAATCTCACTTTTATTAAGTAGTTAGTAGCATTGATAATACCTTCCAAATTATCTCCTAACTTACCAAGACCCTCATTACATCTACTGCACAACCATCCTCTGAATTTATCGTTGCTATGGTCATGATCTAATACCCATTTAATGGGTGTTTTTTTACAACACTCACAAACTTCTGGTCTTGGTGGTGCTATTTTATGCAGGGCGCTTCTTATCTTGGAATGTTTCTTGACACATTTTCTGCATCTGCTATCAAGATTATCTTTGTACATACTGTGTTTAGGAAAACTTTTTCGGTTTTTTCTTTCGCCACAGTAAGTGCAAATTTTTCTAGGCATATTGGAGGCGATGGGAGTCGAACCCATTTCTTGCGATATTTCTAATTACATCTTCTACAAGTTTATTTTATTCATGAGTTAAATCGGATTACAGAATAAACAAGACTAATCCAATCTTACCAACTTCTCTTAACCTACAACCCGTTGGATATTGTAAGTGCAGAGGGATTTGACAACAGACTTTTGATCGCTACCCTCATTCGCAATCGCAGTCTGTTACTGCCCTTTTTTGTCAGGCAGCAAGTGCTAACTGATTTGTGCCAGTTAAAGCATTTGGTAGATTTTTATAGTGGCCTTTCCACCAACCACTACTTGCTAATATAATCTTCTATATCCAATCGATACCGTTACGCCCCCTATTTTATAGTACACTTTTAACAGCGATTGTCAACCGTCCTGCTAGATTCTACAAAATTCCTATACAATGCCATAACTATTCCACTAGTTGTACCAACATTGAGAGAACGAACGCTACCATAATTAGGAATAGTAAGAATAATATCAGATTTATCCAAGATCCAATCAGATAGTCCTTTATTTTCTTCTCCAAATAGAAATATTGGATCAACAGTATTATTAAATTTGTAGTCAAAAAGATTAGTTGTTTTATGGCTATATTCTGGAATATTATTTTCAATAGCAATCATAGTTCTACCAGAACATTGTGCAATAAAAGATGTTTCATCTTTATGGTGATAAACTGGAGTATAATGATGGGTTCCTACACTACCCCTTTTATCCCATTTCTTTTTGCCTATATAATGAACGCTTCGGAATCCAAAAAAATTAGCATTACGAATCATGGTGCTAAGATTAAAGTCTCCGTTGATATTAACCATAGCAATACTAGCAGGAATACTATGTTTATGACAATAATTTGCAATTTCAGGAATTGCCAACTCTTTCAGACTATCAATTACGTTCATTTTCCAAAATTTTTAATTCTTGTTCTAGTGAATGTATTTCTTTATATATTTCTACACAATGAGTACAAAAATCTGAACTAATATACTCTCTACAGTCAGATATGCGATCTTTAATTCTTCTTATTTTTTCTTCTAGGTTTTCGTTTGGCGTCATTGTTATTTGGCTCTTTTGCCCAGAAAATCATTTCATTATTTTTAGAATCCCAAGCACACTCCACCAAATCCTGAGCGGCTAATCTTGCTAGACCAACATTATGAATCCAAACTGCTGCTTGTTCAAAAATATTATTGTTTGCATCTTCATTAAGCAAAGGTCTTTCTTTATCGTCGAAACCTAGACAGTTTTGCTTAACAAGACCAACCATTTGGTTTATACTAATATACTCATCCAAATTATCTGATGATCCATTTTCAGAAATACTATCAGCAGCGGCTTTTCTCATTTGAGAAACATAGCCATCAACATCAACAATAGCATAAACCTCTTCTTCCATTATTTTAATCTCCAATATTAGATATATTTAGATACACCTTTGTTGTCTGAATTTTGGCTCTTATCCAAGAGCCTATCTATAGTCTGCTGCATAGTATATTCCCCTCTTTTGAGCCACTTTTTATCTTCATACAATGCTGTTGTAATTTGTGGAATATAATACTGATACGCAACATCGAACTCTTCTGGAAAATACTCTTTTAGAATTCTTTCAATATGAAATAAAGAATCTACAATTTGATCTCTATAGTCTATTAGCCTATTTATTTGATTTTTTTGTTCTGGAGTTAAACTCATACTGTTTGTTCCTTACTCTTCAGTTTCATCAACTTATGCTTGGTTTTCCATACTCCTGTTTCCTTATTCTGAATATCTCCATTCATATAAATATGACAAAATCCAGAGTGCTTGTCAATACCCCAAGCAAGAATACCATTTTCATCAACACTATCAACAACAAAACGACCTCTATAACCCATAGGAATAAATTCACCCTTAGACAAGAAGAAGGGGCCACCCGCAACCTTGATTCTGTCACCCTTGATTAGTTCACGCCAATTGACCTTAGCAATAACCTTAGTGTTTTTTGCTTCTTTGCTCTTGGGCTTAAACACAAAAATGTGGTTACATTTAGGGCAAGAGTATGCTCTTGGGCCGGTTTCAAAAGAACATGAAGGACAAGACTTCTTTCCGCGTGGCATCTTTAGGTTCCTTATTGATTGTTGAATCGAACTACTACAAGTATACCATACCAATCGGCTCTGTCAAGCACGGTTCTTTAAGAATTGCATAGACGATGCCGTTTCAAGAATCTTTAAATGTCCACTAGTATAGTAACAAAAATAACTACTATGAATTTTTCTTTTAGTTAAATTATCTTCTTCAATCTCTACATATATATTAACTCGATACCTATTTTCCCACAAGTTAATAATTTTAGTCATCAAATGCTTTTTAGGCTTTTCTACTTGCTTAAATAGCAAACTTTCAATTTCTATATCCATTAGTTAGTTTCGCCCTCTATTTCGATATAAAGTTGCTTAGAGCCATCTGCTTCATATAGTTCGATCAAATCAGCATCATGAATACCACCATACTGATTATCGTACACTTTTACCTGTGCTTGCCAATCAAATTTGCCAAGATTTTTAAAGTCATTGGCTCGCTCATTAAGAAACTGAAAAAGATCAATCCACTTCATAATTACCTCGCTCGCCTATTGGCTCTATCTAAAATACGAATAGTTTCCTTAGCATTACTAGGAACCATCACAAGAGATGGTGCTGTTTTATGGTCAAAATTCATGTAGCCCACAGCCCTTTTTTCTACACTACATTCTTTACAAATAATCTTACGATTAGTTTCAGTCAGAAATTCATACCTATCAACACCAACACAATTTTTACAATAGATACAATTCATAATAGCCTCCAAACTTGGATTATACCAAGGACTCTTGAAGTGTCAAGTTACCATTAAAAACCAGATCACCAAAACTATCACAAAAATCGCCATTATCTGTGCTATAGAAAACATGATTAAGACCTACCGCTTTCAATAGTTTATTACAGTTTTCACAAGGTTTACTACCTAAAATAAGTCCTCTTCTATTAATACGCATAACAACAACTGACCAATTAACATCAATGGTATTATAGCGATCCAGCAGTTGAGAAATAAGACGAGATTCACTATGATAATATGGGAACTCCTTATATTTGGGAAGATTAAAATCTTCACCTATTCTATAAGCACCAGTATGGGTTTTAACCGGATTATTTTGAGTAAATGCAATTAATTTAGTACCATCAAAACAACCACTATAGTGATAACACCTAACGCTCTTACAAGGATTCCAATTCTGATAAGCCTTGCGAATTGTTTTCTGAATTATCTTCATTTGTCACTAAGTTAGATTGTTGACAAGAGTTACATACCGTGTCGTTGTCGAATGACAGTGTATCATACACTTGTGATCGGTCAACTAGGGATGGCATCTTTATTTTTTTTGGTTGTGGTCTTTTTAATGAATCATCCATAGTAAATTCCTATTTACTTGCTAACAAATATAAACCTATATTAGCGAAACTATATCC